TCTATCGCTATGAGAATCAAAAAGAAAAGAACTAAGAAGCAATTAAAAGCTTCTAGAGATGAGTCTTATGGTAAGTTCGGATCTAAAGCTAAAAAATCTGGAAAGATAAATAGATAGTGAAAGGTCAGAAAAAAGTTAAAAAGGTAATGCGTGAGTTTAAAAAAGGTAAACTCAACATTGGCGGCTCGAAGAAAAAAGTGAAGAATAGAAAGCAAGCAATTGCAATCGCTCTTTCTCAAGCTGGAATAAAAAGGAAAAAATAATGGGAAAACCAATAAGTAAAAGTAAAAATAAAGGTTTAGCTAAAATGGCTAAGACTGCAAAAGGAAAAGAAGCCGTAGCAAAAATGGGTTTTAATCCAAATAGAATGGTTGCTAAAAAAGGCGGAAGAGCGAGGAAAAAGAAATAATGTCTAGACCTGGTCTATACGCAAACATTCACGCTAAAAGAAAGCGTGGAGGAAAGATGCGAAAGAAAGGTGCAAAGGGTGCACCAACTGCAGCAAACTTTAGAAGAGCAAAACAAACAGCGAGGAAAAGATAATGACTAAACTTTGTCCTAGAGGAAAATCGGCAGCGAAGCGTAAATTTAAAGTTTACCCGTCTGCATACGCAAATGCATACGCTAGCAAAATTTGTGCTGGTAAAATTAAAGATCCCTCTGGTGTGAAGAGAAAAGATTTTAAAGGTCGTAAACCATCTGCAATGGGTGGAAGAGTCAATAAAGCTGGTGGAGGTTTAGTCGGTGTCGAAGATATGTCGACAATGATCGACATAAAAATATAATGGCTAAAAATGGTCTTGATAAATGGTTCAAACAAAAATGGGTAGATATTGGGAGCAGAAAAAAGGATGGCTCCTTCGCAAAATGTGGCCGTTCAAAACAGAAAGCAGATGCGAAACGGAAGTATCCGAAATGCGTCCCACTTGCAAAAGCCACACGGATGACAAAAGGCGAAAGGGCGAGTGCTGTCAGCAGAAAAAGAGCAGCGGGTAATACAGGACCTAAACCTACAAACGTAAAAACATTTACAAAAAGAAAAAGTATGAGCATGGGAGGTCTTGCGTAATGAGAAAACAAGACAACATGCCAAAGAGAAATAAGAAAAACTTTCGTCCTACAGAGAAGGGCGCAGGTATGACACGAGCCGGTGTCGCTGCCTATAGAAGAAAAAATCCCGGTTCAAAACTAAAAACAGCTGTGACTGGTAAAGTTAAGAAAGGGTCCGCTGCCGCTAAAAGGCGAAAATCATACTGTGCAAGAAGCGCAGGACAAATGAAAAAATTTCCTAAAGCTGCAAGAGATCCTAATTCTAGACTACGTCAGGCTAGAAGAAGGTGGAAATGTTAAAAAAAGCAATACTAAAAGCATTAGAAGATAAATACCAAGCACAAATTTCTGAAGCAGATGCTACGTTAAAAATATATCTAGAACAATCTGTTGGAATTGGTGAACACCCTCAACACATTGACGAGTGTGATAAGCTAATTGAAAAGATAGCTAACGCTGAAGAAAAATTAATAATACTAAAAGAGTTTGTAGATGGCTGATCCAAAAAAAGGAACAGGTAAACATCCTGGAAAAAAACATGGTAGACGACTTTACACTGATGAAAACCCGCGTGACACTGTTGGGATTAAGTTCGCAACGCCGGCGGATGCGCGGAAAACAGTGGCGAAAGTTAAAAAGATTAGTAAGCCGTTTGCTAGAAAAATTCAAATTTTAACCGTTGGAGAACAGCGAGCCAAGGTTATGGGTAAAACACAAGTCGCTGCAATTTTTAAACGAGGAAAAAACTCGATAAGAAAGAAGGAGAAAAAAAATGGATGATCTAACTTTTATAGCTAAAGTTCAAAAGATAATAAAAATGAGACACGACGATGTCGTGGCTGCAATGGTTTCTGGTGCCGTTGACAATATGGAAAAATACCAGTATATGTTAGGACAGGTACGAACGTACCAATATTTAAATCAGGAGATATCTAGCCTGCTAAATAAAAAGGAGCAAAAAGAAAATGAAGGAACAACAGTCGTCAACCTCAAAGGTAATTCTACCAAATAAAGAATTAGTAGGTGTCAAAAAAGAAATAGACGAATCATCAAAACTTCCAGAGCCAACCGGTTGGAGAATTTTAGTTTTACCTTTTAAACAAAAAGAAAAAACTAAAGGTGGTTTATTATTAGCAGATGAAACAGTAGAGCGATCACAAGTAGCATCAACTTGTGGTTTAGTTTTAAGAATGGGACCGCATTGCTATGACAAAGAAAGATATCCAGAGGGTCCCTGGTGTAAACAAGGTGATTGGATTATCTTTGCA